GCCAAGACCAAGGGAAAGTACAGAGTAGTTACGATGCAGAGTGCGACGGTTAAGCGTCGTCTCCGTCCTATTCATAATGCTCTGTACGATCATCTCACTTCTTTCGACTGGTGCGTCCGAGGGGACGTTAGGATCGAGGACTTTCTTGCCGTCTGCGACGCGGGCAAAGAAGATATAATTAGCGGTGATTACAAAGCCGCTACTGACAATATATATCTTTCTGCCGTCCGTGCGATCGTAGAGGTGATAGCGGAGGATAGGGAGTTGAGTGACGAGGAGAGGAGATGTCTCGTCGGTAGTTTCGAGGATTTGAGGTGGTTATCGTGCTCGGGAGTGGAACACCCGATTCGAAGAGGTAGTATGATGGGAAATTTGGTCAGTTTCCCTCTGCTGTGTCTTTTGAACAAAGCATGTCACGATATGGCCGCTGTAAGGGCGTACGGCCCGTTGGAGCGAAGAGTAGGCAGGTTTAACGGCGATGATTGCTTGTTCCAGGGCAATCCTGTCATGTATGCGGAGTGGAGGAAAGTTACCTCCGTGTACGGTCTCGTCGTCAATGAGGAGAAGACGATGGTTTCACGTCATTGGGCTGACCTTAACAGTCAGACCTTTGATATTAATCGTCGTCGACTCGTATCCAAACCTGTTCTCTCTTTTCTCCTTCCTCCTCGAAATGAACCCGGCGAAATTCTCTCATCCGTCCTCAAGGGAATTAGTTCGTTTAAGCCTTCCGTCCAGCAATGGATTGTGAATGTGCTGATGCGTTACGAAATTTCCCTTAGAGGCTTCACTCTATCTGCCGTTCCTTCCGCTTGGTGTAAAGTCCTCGTGAAGAAGAAGTGGTTCAGAAGACTGGTGTGGAATGGACCAGCAAGTTCGGATTCTCCGATCATCTTTGCCGGTAAGCCGCTTGACCAAGGCTTGCCGTGTGTAGATCGATCGTTTCCGACTACTGTTGGTCCTCCTCCATTGCCGTCCGTATTGAGGTCTGTAGAGACCCTTTGTGCGAAATTGTCAAGAGCACATACGGATGATTGGACCGGTGTACGCGTTAGGCCTATCTCAAGAAATATCGATAGGTCGACCTTTCGCGCCCGGTACGATTCGCGCTCTGAACCATTACCTTCGACACGGTTTACCGGGGTGTGTGTGAGATGGGGTTTTCTCTGGCCGAAGAGCCTGTATACCATGATCAGTGAGGATTTTCCTCAATTGCTGATGACTGATCATGAGGCTCTCGTTCGGAAGAGTTACCCCGAATCCCCATTTCTTGTGCTTCGGCACTCGTTTTGGGTTACACGCCCCGCCACCGTTCCTATTCCCCCCCCCAAATTCTACCGTAGCCTTTCCCTAGGCTCGGATCTTCTACTCCCCATTTTGCTTCAGCGCCTGCGCAGAGCCGAGTAGCGGGCTTTAGTGTAGTGGGAGCCCGGTTAGTTTGTCCAAGGACGCCTGCCTTAATTATGGACTATCTCGCTTGTATCATCGAAGTGGTTAGCAGAACGGTGTGGTTGTATGACCCAGTCCGTCAATGGCCCCTTTGGGGTTGGGAATGATTAGTCAATGACTATTCTGCCTTCGGGCCCACATTCCGATGCTATGCAAGAACAGAAAAGAAGGAGGACCTGCCTCCGGCACTCGAGGATTGGTGAAAACCTACGCCTTATGGATCCCTGAATGAAGGGACTGAATTGTCGGTCGTGGTGTAGGGGTAAAGTCAGAGGGAGTGTAAAGAGACCAAGATAAGCTTAACTGCGAAGTTCCTTGGTGTCTCCTGACCCTACATTAGTTCTCCTCCTGGAGATGGAAAATATATTATAGGCTAGGACCAGCTAGCTGGGCGCCAATGAAAAACCACAGCTCGACGAGAGTATAAATTGACAAATGGACCCCGTCGAAGGGGAGTTAATGCGATGACATG